CTATAACATTATCTAAAAAATGCACCGAAGTTCTTGTAACATGTTCTAAATGCTCCCAATCAATTTTTTCTTTCCAACCATGAGTAGGACCTTCTGACCTTTGGTAAAATTTTGCTAGGTTTATAGAACCTAAGTTACAAGATTCATTTGGTAAAAGAGGTTGCTCTCCACAAGGATTAGTAGCAATCATCTCACCATATTCTTTTTGAACATGGTTGTCTTTGTTTACTTGGTCTAAGAAAATCATTCCTGGTTCACCATTTCTCCAAGCTCCTTCAACAATCTTAGAAAACACTTCCCTAGCACTTACATGTTTTACTACAGAATTATCTTTAGGGTTTATTAATGAGTAATTCATATCGTTCTTGACAAGTCGCATAAAGGTAGAATCAACACCTACTGAAATATTAAAGTTATGTATATCCCCTTCAGTTTTTTTACATTCAATAAATTCTAATATATCAGGGTGATACACAGACATGACGGCCATATTAGCACCATCTCTCTTACCACCTTGGGTTATCATAGATGACACTCTAGATAGTGTCTTTAGTACTTCTATAGGACCACAAGCAATACCATGTGTAGACTTTATTGCTGCACCTCTTGGTCGAAGATTTGAAAGAGAGAATCCTGTCCCACCTCCAAACTTTTGCACCATAGCTGCATCTGTAGCAGATTTCATAATACCTTCCATACTATCCTCTAAAGGTAACACGAAACAAGCTGAAAGAGTTCCTTGTTCAGTCCCAGCATTCATCAATGTTGGTGAGTTTGGAATAAATTCTAAACTAGCCATTATGGAATAAAAGTCTTTTTCAGTAAGCTTTGCATCAACAGATAGTTTGCCATAAGTAGTATCAATACTTGATATAGCTTTTGCTACACGCATAAAAAGTTCTTTAGGAGTTTCTATGGGTTCGTTATTATTATTTTTCAATAAATACCTATGCCCTAAAATAACACTTGCTTGTTCTGATATGATGGGTTCGTTTTTATTACGTGTTGATGTATTGTTCTTTAGTGTCATTATTTGTTTCTCCTATTATTACTTTCTATTTACGATAACCGCAATATATACAAAGCTCTCGTTCTGGCACCCAAAAATTTGTGTTGCAAACCGACTCCTTACATTGCGGGTTTGGAGCCTTCTCCATCCTTTGGATTTCATTTAAAGGTTCCATTTGTAAGGGATTTGGTTGAGGTTTCATTCCTTTTTTCTCATCCATCCCCTCTCTTCGACTTTCAGGAGATTCTCCTGGACTCACAGCATTAAACCAATCAGTCGCACTGCCTAAGTCTACATACTTATTACCAGTGTTATGAGCAGCCTGTAAAGCCATCGCAATTGAGAAAAAGGCATCCCCATGTCCCATCGGTGTGTTTGGAGCCTTCAATTCGTTACTTACAGACAAGATTTGCTGCTTTTGTCTTTCGTCTTTGATTAGTTTTAATATACCTGAATGGACATAATTTTCAAAGACAGATGCCATAGTATTTTTAGATTTTTTTGTGAAATGCATAGCCAACCATCTTGTGTCTAATCCACGGTCTTCTAATTCCCCTCTAGTGTTATCAATATAACCTGAAGTTAAATTAAAATTATCAGCTACTTCATTCAAATATTCTATTTGGTCTGAGTAACTCCAACCATCTAAAAAGGAAGAATGCACTTGTTCAATCTTATCTCCTCGTTTTCTAAATATAACTAAATGCGAAGGGTGTCTTTTTTTACCTACATCAAACCCTCCAAAAAATAAATCACTTGTTTCCCAGTCCTTAAACTCTTTTAAAGCTGGAGCAGAACGTAACGTATCATCTTCACACTTTACAATATCCTCTTCATCAAAATATGACTCAGTAGCAAAGTGAGGAACTAACATAAACTCTGAAGCAAAAGATTTAGGTCTTGCCTTCTGTTGAGCTAATAAATATTTTTCACTCATTATCTCTGGTGCTAAAACTCTTCTACCAGGTACAGGGTCTAATGCAGGAAGCACTCTAGCCTTAAATCGTTCATCATCTTGTAGTTTAGCAAGTATGTCTCCTGGCATCATAGGTGTCCCTACAACAATAACAGGGGCTTCCTTCAAAGGTATGAACATAGATTCTGTCATGAAGTGGTCTTCTACTTTAGTTATCTGTCCCATATTCAAAGGGTTTTCTGGGTCTCTCAATACGTCATCAGCAACTAACGCACCATTGACGTGCATTCCTCGTTTGAAAGAAAACAACCCCCCATGCATAATTTCCATAGGTTGATTGTTCCTATAAAATCTAGCAGAAAAATCAGCGTGTGGGTTTCTATTTATAAGTAGTTCTGGAATAATGGGGTTTCTTGCAATGGTTTTATTTATCTCAGCAATATGATATTTTGCCATACCATCACTATAAGATAAGTAAAGTACAGACATATCTCTAGGAGCCTTCAGCAATCTCCAAACACTAAAAGCATGCCCTAAAATAGTAGACTTAAAATGTCCTCGAGGTAGAATACCTACATAATTTAGGCCCGTTTCTAAACATTCTTCAACATCTTCAGCTAATAAAGATACATGCCACGCCTTGAAATACTCTGGGTTGTCGTATGATTGTGCCCATATGTTTTCAATGAACTCTCTAAAAGAACCAACATCATGTTTCTTTTGCTCTGATAAACCATTAGCTAAAGCTTTAAAAGCATCTTGAATGTTTACTACTTCTTTTGCCATGATTAGGAATCCTCATGTAGCATATAAACACTTGCTAGTTTTGAGGCTATTCTTTGCACCGTATCTTTGTCGTCTATCTCAGATATCAAAACTTCCATAATATCATTTACAAATTTCATGTTTATCATGCCTTGCATAACATCACGCTGCCCTTTTACTGCTATATCTACAGCCCTAGTAGCATCTAATGCTCTATCAAAAGTCAGTCCCCTCAATTCCGCAGAAGCTTTAGTGGCCATCTCGGTATATTGATTCATTTGGTCGTCTTGTATTTCTGAGTAATCCTTGGCTTTTTGTTTAACAACCTCACCTTGTTGGTCAATAACAGACTGGATTTTTTGCTCTCCCCATTTTTCTTTTCTCGCCCACATATAAATAGTAGGTGGGGACACTACATGCTCTTGTGTAGAAACAACATCTGCTATCTGTTTTGCAGTTAGTTCTCCTTCAAGAAATAGCTCCATAGCTTTTAATTTTATTGAGTCTGGAAATTGTTTAGGCATTTTATTCGTATATGTTATTTGAGTCCATTACACCATATCCATCATCAGATACATGTTGAGAATCTATGTTCCCTCCTAATGGGCTTCCATCTGAGTTTAAGAATTGAGAAAAGTCCCAGTATCCTGTTTTATCTGTATGAGCTGTATAACAACTAGGAACTTTTATCTTTGAACCGTGTGGTAATTTTATTTCATTAAATTGCATTCCTATTTCACCCCTAGTACATATCCCAGCCCATATATGTTCTTGTTCTGCAATAGGTGTATAATTTTGTCTTTTCAATAAAGTACCAGTAGTTCTTTGTAAGTTTTTTACTTCTTGATTACTTGCACATTTAGCAAACTTACACCAAACAACAGCCCCATATTCTTTTTTTACATCTTCTATAGTTGGAAGTTTTTTAGGAAACTTGTCTTTATACTCTCTTTTAGTTTCTTCCTTCTTACCAGGAAAAAACATTTGAAATCCTCTTACTACTTTAGTTAATCCACCACCTAACATTATGCTAACCTCCTCTTGTTCCATAACGCTATACAAATTGCATCAGCGTAATCTTGTTCTGGGAAATTATCTCCCCACTTTTCTATTGCGTATTTCATTATATCGTCTTTTTTAGCTTGACCATTCCCTAAACATACTTTTTTCCAAGTCGCTTGATGCACAAATTCTGTTCGTATATCGGCCGTTGCGAGTAACGCCCAAACTGCACCTACTACTCTAGCTGTTATAGTGTACGCTCTACTATTTCTAACTGGTATTGCATTCTCTAAAGACGCTTTATAACCTTTTAATGATTGTACATCATTATTAAAGTTAGTGATAAGCTCAGGAAACCTTTCCTCGAACTTCGCTTTTTTATTACAGTCCCACTTTAGCAACTCTACTAACTCTTCTTCTTCATCAATAATAGCTGCATGTATAGCAAAACTTGATGTATCAAATCCTATATAATGCTTCATAATTCATTATACTAATATTTTTCAATTCGCTTGCGTTCTAAGAGTAACAATTCTACTTACCGTACTATAAAACGTGTCATATGCCTTCAATAACCCTAGCTCTCTTTTCAAAATAGCGTCTAATTCTATTATCTCTTTACTCAGGTCTGCTAATTCGTCATTGTCTGCCATAATTTGCCCTCTAATCTCTTCTTTAGTAGGCTTTCTACCACCTCGATGCATACTAACCACCTTATGTGATTGAATGCTATATAAATCTTCAAAGGAAGCTTTCAAAACACTTAGCTTAGATTCTATTTGGGTTGTCTTAATTTCTAAGTAAGCTTTATAACCACCATATATAGCCAAGAAATCTTCTATCTCTTTATTATCATAATGAGTTAATTTTGAAAAATCTAAGTCATCTCTTTCTTTTAAATCAATATTTATACGCGGTAAATTCAAACTACCTATAAAATTATCTACTTTATTAATAGACCCTGCAATACTTTCATTAGGACTCATCTTCTTCCCCCTTTACCTTTTTGCAACCACAATACCATGCACCTTCACATTTAGTAGGCATTATAGCCATTTCTTGAATATCAAAACACCTCTTTAAAATGTCTCCCCAAACTTCTTCATTACGCTCTACCAAAAAAGCTTTTAGATGTTGGTCATCTTTACACTCATACAAAACTGTTCCATGGTCATAACCAGCCATATTTAAATACATTTGAAGTTGTATATTATGCTCGTCTTTTGGTGCGGAAAGTTGAGTAAAACCAAATTTGTTTATTGATTTCAATTCCACAGGAAGCTCGCCATATTCTAAATGTTTTATTAGAAAGTCCATTCTTCCAGAAATAGGTGGGATATCTTGTTTTAAAGAAACCTCTCTATCTAAAAGTATGTTTAAATCAACAAACCAAGAAGCAACTCGGTCTTCTAAAAAATTACCATTTTGAAATATTCTTTTTATTCTAGGTTCTAAAGTTTGCTCTGGGATTTTAGCATTGTAATATAACCATAAATACCTATCACAAGGATTACCTAAAGCTGATGGATGAAATACCCCACCTCTTGGAGGGCTATCTATCTCTGTAAGATGCTCGTTTATTATGCTTACAAGCCACTTATCTTTAGGGGATTTTTTCTTTTTGTTGGTTTCTGCTATTTGTTTAATTCCTGCCATAACGCCTTTTGTATTGTTGGTTTAGTTCGTTCCTTGATATGAATAATATTTTCAATCTTATACTTTTCTCTCAAGATTTCGTCACGAGCCTTATCCCTTTTAGATAAATGCCCATATACCCCATCTGCTTCTATAGCTGTATTTATATCTTCTATATAAAAGTCTACCTTATATGGAGGAAAAAATTCTTGTTGTGTATACCTAAACCCAAGTTCACTTAGGTATTCTGCTATTATTATTTCTTGCTGTGTATTACTTGTTGGAGGTAAAGTCATCTTGTATTTGTGCTAACAGTTCTTCGTTGTCTTTTATAGCGTCCTTTAATGAATTCATTCCTTGAACCCTAATATCCCCAATAGAATACCAAGAACCAGTTTTCTTTATTATATCTTTATCTATTGCTTCTCTAATAAAGGTTTCTAGTACATCTATACCGCCTTCAACAGTAAAGGGCACAGTAGTGTTTGCCCAACTATCACCACCTACTTTAGTCTTATCCATTTCAATCTTCATCTCAAAACCTACTCTAACTTTATCGCCATCAATAGTATCTTCTATCCATGGACCCCTTCTCACGTTTAAAATTAAATGAGAAAAAAATGTTTGTCCATGACCACCTGGTGTGGTGTTTGGTGCATAAATACTTGCTAAGTTTTCTCTCAATTGATTGATAGCCACAAAAGCGGAGCCATGTTTCAAATAAGCCATTATCTTACCTATACTTTGAGTAACGAATCTTGCTTGCCACGCCATTGGACTATAACTAAAATTCCCCTCTTGAACTTTCTCAGCAACATCTGAAGGAATTAAACCAGCTATACTATCTAGAACTACTACATCAACCCCAGCTTCTAAAAAACTAAATACACCCTTCATAGCTTCTTCACCTGTATAAGGTTGTACTAGTAAAACAGATGACGTGTCAACGCCACATTTCTCCATCCAAGCTGCATCCCAAGACAACTCTGAATCTATCCAAGCAGCTATTCCACCACTTTGTTGTGCCTTAGCAACTACTTGAGAAGCTAAAAAAGATTTCCCTGCATTAGAGTTACCTTTGATTAGCGTAAATCTTTTCTTGGGTATTCCTCCCCCTAGCATTCTATCTAAGTTAGGTATATCAAATGGTATCCTATCGTATGCTACTTCTTCTGAATCTCCAGACATTACGTCTAGCTTCATTGTCTTTTTAAGACTCTCTATTAATTCTTTCGCTTCTTTTTTCATCTTGTCCTTTATATATGTCTTCTGCCCACGCTAAACTTATAGCGGCGGATTTTATTAATTCAATAAATAGTTTTGGGTTTTCTCTTAGGTTGATTGCATCGTCTATCTTAAAAATAGAGTCTTTAGACAACATGTCCCACCAATCTATACTTCTTTTTTCAAAACCTCTCTTTTCATCTACTAGCTCTTTTTCTACTAACAAGGCCTCTAGTATTGAAAAAGTATTTGGTATATCGTAACTCATTCTTCTTTATCTAAACCTTTTATTTCCATAATTTGTCTGTTTAGCTCTTCGTTTAAATAGTTTGATGCCTCTTGAACGTGTTTTACAAAAGCATCGTCCAATTGTTGGTCTAATGGAAAGTTAGGGTCAATCTCAGGGATTGTTAACTCTACTTTATGGTATCCACCAAATCTATTGTTCTTGTCTAATGGAAACGAAAAATTCTTCGTTATGCTATATTTTGGTCTTTCAACTTCACTCATCTTTTCTCCTTATCATAAAAATGCAATAGTAGAACTGCATAATGTATTATTTTTAATAAATCTTTTCTTGGCGTTCCTTTTCTATCATATCGTGAAGCATACTTTAAAATATTGCTTCTGCAAAAAGCTTTTGCATCACCACATGATTCTATAAAATCTAATGTTTGGACATCACCTTCGCTGTAATGCTCACCATAGGTTTTACCTATATATTTTCTTACTTCTTGTAAAATGTCGAGTTCATTGTATTTCATAGTTTTTATTATATATTATTTTCCGGGACACTATCCCAATCAATCCAATCATCTTGTACTTGTTTTGTTGGGGCGTGTAAGTCTGCCTTAGTTGCCCAGGAGGGGTTTAGTAGCTCCATATCAACCTCTAAGGGTATATCTAACGTGTTGGTCATAAGAAGTTCCTTAATCTTATGAGGCACATCATCTAATTCTGATTCATGAATTTCGCATATAATCTCATCATGTACTTGTAATAGCAAATTACTTTTCTTATTATCTAAGTATTTATCAACCTCTACCATTCTTTCAGATAATAAATCTGCACTAGTACCTTGAACTAAATAATTTACCCCCTTATATGCAAAGTCACGATTCAATTGGTAGACTCTTCCATACTTATTCCTAACAAACCCTGTTCTCCCATCACCACCTACCTTTGTAGATGAGGTGTAGAATATCTTTTTAGACACATC